CAGTCGTAACTATCTTAAATTATGAGCTGTATCAAGGTTCTGGAAAAGCAGAAGGGACAACCCAAGGGACAGGCAAGGGACAACCAAGGGACACAAACAAGAATGATAAGAATGAAAAGAAGTTAAATAATGGTCGTTCTCAAAAGAAAGAGACCGACCCGAAAGTTAAAGAGTTTCTAAAATACTGGGGAGAAACCTTCCTCCAGGAAACTAATCAGCCCTACGTCTTCAGCTTTGGAAAGGAAGGCAAGTTAATTAAAGACCTCCTCCAGGTGCATTCACTTGAAGCAATACAGGAGATGACAAGAGCTTTCTTTAAAGATGAGCAATGTAAGAGAAGAGGATTGACCATAGGGATATTTAAAACTGAGGTCAACCGACTTATCGGTCTAAAAGCGGCAGATCCCCTTGAACAGGCGAAGAGGGAAATAAGGGGATAATTCAGCGAGACAAAGGAAAGGTTGTCGATAAAATTGTCGAATAAGGCTTCGAGTATGGCACGAAATGTATATTCTATCAATGAAATCAATTAGATAGGCTTATGGAAACATTTCTCACAGTCAGCGATCTCTCTAAGATTTTGAAGGTTAGCCCGGTCTGGATTTATAAGTTGGTCAGGGAGAAGAGGGTCCCTTTCTATCATGTGGAGAAGTGTGTCAGGTTCTCCCCTTCAGAGGTCGAGCAATGGCTTGAAGAAAGGAGAAATAAGGAGTGGCACAGGGATAAAAATTAGATGCTCTCTTTGTGTCATACCAAGAGGACGTAGATAAATGATTGAAATGATAAAACAAAAAAATAGCTTCTTACCAGGTTCTTACCAAGAAGTGACAGGAGCAAGGGGTAATTGACGATGAGACCCGACCTAAACGAAGTTGTGATTCCATCCGGGGTTAACCATCAATTCCCTGAGTGTTGTGAGGATATAGTTAATTGTGGCTATGGCCCCTGTATCACAATGGACTATGACCAGGTATGGGATGACGTGTTAGCGATGACTTACAACGATTTCTGGACGATCCTGGAGCTTAGTCAGGACGAAAGGCTCGTCCATGCCTATCGGAGGCCGATGAATTGATCGTATGAATGAGAGATGCAGGGATATGAAGATCATGGATTTCAAGCTATACCAGGATACCGTCCGCAAGGTGGAGATGTCTAATGGACGAGCTTAGTCTCTTTGGGTTGTCTATGACTTCGATTACTGAATATCTTGACCGGCCTTCCAAGATATTTATTTCTCCTCAAAGGAGTCCAGTGATTGAAAAGTGGGGCCTAAAAGATGGTGAGTTCGTTATGAGGGTAGGGAGAACCTCAATTTATGCTGATTCATCCCTTTCCCAAAAGGAAGTTAGGTATCGTTACGGAAAAGGGGAAGAGATCGAGATCACCGTTGAGATGTGAAGGGAGGATGAACAGATGACAGAGCAGATCAATGATGATGGCTCCAATGAAGGCCAGGATGAGCCACAGGATGAGGAAGTGGAGGTCGAGGTTATCGACTATTCAGGGAGAAGGATGAGTTGAGTGCGCTGGCAGAAAAAGCGAAGAGGCCGACCCCCCAAAACCGAAAGGGGGGTAGGGATATCGATGGGAGAGGTCAGAGATTGATTGGCAATCCAGGGCGAATCATCCCCTTTACTCAATTATTTTTATGGAAATTATTTTCTGATTTCTGGCAGGTAGTCAACCTTTTCCCCTGGATCTCATAAGGGGTCCAGGGCGTAATAAATTTGAAAGGAGAATGAAGATGGTAATTCCACGAGATGCATTTGAGAGCGATGCGGAGATGGAAGATTTTTTAGCTGGCAGGCCGTTGCCGAAAAAGCCGAAGGTGGTTCGACCGGAGCCTGAGCCTCCCGTGGTTCCCAACGAACTTAAGGATATTCCACCGGGTGAAGTTGTTGACATTTCGGCCCGTGGCCATGCGGTAAAAAACAAAGACGGGATGATGTTTTGTGGCTTCAACGTCTGGGTCAAAATCGGGGATGCGGTCTTTGAGGGTTGGCTGGACGAGGGTAATTTTGAAAAGTTGAAAAAACGAATCCCTCCGGAGCGCACGGATTTAATCGGGAAAATCGGATGGTAGTCAAAATTAAAGAAGAGGTGTGGAGATGGAAGAAAGAAGCAATGGTAGCGGTTCACAGGGTTGGTCTGAAGGTGGGCCAGTTGAAGGTATGACTGGAGATCAGGCGAGAGCGGAGATTAAGGCTATTGAATCCGATCCGTCCTTTGCTGGTGATGGAAAAATGGACCACTGGTCTCGTCAAGGGATGTTAAAACGAAGAGATGCTTTGTATAAGCGAGCTGCCCCCTCTCCAGAGGAGGCTGCGAGATTAAAAGAGGAGGAGGAGGCGCGTTCCAAAGAATCTCTTGAACGTGAAATCGAAAGGTATGAGCTGAGGGACGCCCTCGAAGCGGAAAAAACCTTGGAGGAAAAACTTATCAGGCACTTTGGGGATGAGAAGACAGCAAGCGAGAAAGTTAAATCTGCTCAAGCCCTGGTGAAGAAATATATCACAAATCCCAGGGACCTTCAGTTTCTTGATGATTCGGGGCTTGGGAATGACTTTGAGGTGATTGGGATGGTGGCCAGGCTCAATGAAATCTTAACGGAGTCACGATCCAGAATGCGAAAGTCAAAGAAGGGTGGAGCGATGGAGATGGAAAAAACCGAGTTGACCCGGAGAGGAGGAAAATAATGGGAAAGAAGAAAGAAGAAATTGAAGATGTTGAAATTCAGGAAGCCCCGGCTGTCAATCCTGTGGTGGAGATCAAGGCAAAGGTTGACAGCGTTTTGGCTGATAGGGTCGCCGCTTTGGTTATGGAATTTGAAAAAACTCGTGAGCAGGGTCTTGAAGAACTTGCAAGCCTCAATCAGAGTTTGGAATCTCTCAAGGGCCAGAAGTCAAAGTTAGTGGCCGAAAAAAATGGCCTGATGGTTTCAATTATGGGGTATGGGGCGAAAGGTGTCGCCGACCTTGATCAGCGTATAAATTGGCTCTCGAAACAAATTAAGGGTTGTGAGGATCAGGCAACGTCTATTTTTTCCAGGTTGACGGAGTTGCCTAAATTGGATTTTCCGTTTCTGAATTTCCTGGTCAGGTGGAAACCTTAACCATGAAGGTAAGAGTTAGTTGAAGAATTGAGGTAAAAGCATCGTGGCGAGACAACGGAAAGTCGATCTTCAGAAACTAAAAGTGTTGAGAGATAAAGGTTTGACGGGCATCGAGATTGCTAAACACTTCGGGGTAGGTGAAGGGACAATCTCAAAAAACCTTAAAGCCCTTAGTATGGCTATATCTCAGGATGTTGTTTTGCGAGAAGCTGAAAAGATAAACGATAAACAGCTAAACGCCATGGGCCGTTTGGAGAAAATGGCCGGAGACGTAGACAATGAGATCGAGGCTATTAACAAAGAACTTGAAGAAGCCCCTAAAAGTGAAAAGACGGAATTGAGGGAACTTAAAATAAAGTTCTCCGCCGAGGGACGCAAGCAGATCAACTCTCACGTTGACCTTGCAAAGATGGTTTACGATATAACCGAAGTTAGAAAATTTCAAGAGACGGTCATTGAAGTAATTGGCGAGGTGGACAGTGAAGTCAGAAATGAAATCCTTAAACGTCTCAAAGAGCGAAGGGCTCCTGGACTCGTTCTTAGAAGAAGCGAGTCTGGTATTTAACCAGACCTCAGATAAATTCCTTCCCATAGAAGATTGGGTCAATGGGATTGATTTGGGAGGCCGGAAGTTTACCTTTGAGGGCCACGAGTATGAAGTCGATATGCTCAAAGAGAATGCTCCGAGGCAATGCTACAAGAAGGGCGCTCAAATGGGAATTACGGAGGTCAACGTCCTTAAGACCCTTCATGGCCTCCTATTCGGTAGGTATCCTCAAGGTGTTCTTTACTTATTCCCCACGGTCAACGATGTGACCGACTTTAGCCGTGGTCGGTTTGGCCCTCTTGTGGGTGATAACGAAGAGATCAGCAAGCAGGTTCAAACAACGGATGCGGTGGGAGTGAAGCGGATCAGAAAATCGATGCTCTATCTCCGTGGGGCAAGGGTGACCGGAAAGATTGAAGGTATCAAACGGACTTCCTCTCAGTTGAAGGGGGTCCCGGTTGACAGATTGGTTTGTGACGAAGTTGACGAAATGGAGAGTTCAATGGTGGATTTGGCTATTGAGCGATTGGGACACTCCCTGGTCAAAGAGGAAGCCTATCTCTCCACCCCTTCAATCCCGGACTTTGGCATTGATAAATTCTACAACGATTCAGATCAGAGAGTTTGGATGATTAAATGCTCTCATTGTGGAGGTGAGACTTGTCTTGAATTGGAATTTCCTACCTGCCTTTTAGAACTCCCGGACGGAAAGGTGATTAGAGTTTGTAAGAACTGCAAGAAAGAGATTTACCCCAGAGATGGAAGATGGGTTGCTCAGCATCCAGGGCGTGACCTTGTGGGATGGTGGATCTCTCAACTCAATTCGATCTATGTTGACCCTGGAAAGATTCTGAGGGCCTTTAACGATGCGAATAAGAAGAAACTTCAGGAGTTCTATAATTCCAAACTGGGGATGGCTTATATTTCCGCAGAGAACAGGTTGACGACTCAGGATGTTTATGCGAATTGCGGTCAGTCTCCCATGCTCACAAGAGCGAACGGCCCCTGCTGCATGGGTGTCGATGTGGGTTCCCTTCTTCACGTAGTGGTGGGATATAAACCGAGAGAAGAGGTTCTACAAATCTGTTACCTGGCTCGGGTATCATCGTTCAACGACCTTCACGATATTGCTCAAAGGTTCAATGTGGGATGTGCTGTAATTGATATGGAGCCAGAGACCAGGAAGGCCAGGGAATGGGCTAATAGTGAGGATTTCCCGGTCTTTCTTTGTGACTATCTGGAGGCAATAATAGAAGGTGAACGATGGGATGAAGAAAAAAAGACATTGAAAGTCAACAGGACTGAAAGCCTTGATGGGGTTCACGATCTTGTTTCCTCTTCGGGCCTCCTTATCCTTCCTCGGAGATGTGAAGAGGTGGAGGAGTTCGCAAAGGAGCTTGTGAATATCGCAAAAGTTTTGGAAGAAAATCAAGAGACGGGTTCGAGAGAGTACCGCTATCGTAAATTAGGCGTGGACCATTACGCTCACGGCTTGAATTACTGCATCCTTGCCAGTTCTAAGATAAGCACTATGTCAGACCCCTGGGGGCGGGAGAGGCCGAGACAAACGGAGGCGATCAGCGATTTCGATCCATACAATTATCACAAAGAGAAGATTCATTACCCAGGCGATAGACAGACCGAGGGTGATTCGGAATGGAATCCTTTTCAGTGATGAGAAAAAATGTCTTTTTGTCAAAAGCACGATCTCGAAATAACAGGTTGTTCAAGGCAGACGGCAATATTTCAAACAGGGGTTTGTGATGAGTGTATCCGTTCGGTTTATGAGGATGTTAAGCAAATCAGACAGAGATGGGTTGAAAAAGTGAAGGAGATTAGAGAGGAATATTCAATCGAGGTCGGCAAGAAGCAAGATGAGGTTTCGGCGAGGCGTTTTGCGATCTTGATAGCGGAAGCCTTCACTTCAATATTTGCGGGAAGGCCGGGAGTCATAGACCTCATGCCAATAATTGAGAAGGATCATTTTGACCTGGCGTTTGAAAATAGGCTCTATTGCGACCCGATTCCTGGAGAAGAAAAAGTCAAACCGGAATTTAGAAAGAAGGTTCTTGCGGTATGGGGAACCGATAAGCGTTCGGGGATGGAAGGTTCAACTTGTAACCTG